GCGCCGCAACGGTACGGCGAGCGGCTTTCATCACAAACGCGCAAGAGCGTTGGATAAATAGAACAACGAAATGGGAGGCTCCTCTGGCAGATTTCAATATTAGCAATTTCCGAGCCAACGCGCTGCCGATGGGCGGCGCGCGTCCCACTCTGTTCCAGGTCGACCTGTTCTTCCCGTTCACCACCCCGTTCGGTGACCGGGGACAGTTCCAGATCCGGGCGGCGTCGATCCCGAGCGTGCCGCTCGACACCATCCGCGTGCCCTACATGGGCCGCGCGATGAAGCTCGCGGGTGACCGCCCCGAGTGGCCGGACTGGACCGTCACGATCATCAACGACGAGAACTTCCCGCTCCGGGTGGCCCTCGAGAGCTGGTCCAACCGGATCAACGCCTTCATCTCCAACCGGATGAGCGCGGACGTCTGGCCGACCGACTACAAGGGCACGGCGCGCGTCACCCAGTTCGGTAAGAAGGGCGACACCCTGCGCAGCTACATCGTCGACGGCATCTTCCCGGTGAACGTCGACGCGATGCAGCTCGACTGGGACGCGCAGAACCAGCTGCAGCAGTACGACTGCACGTTCAGCATGGACTTCATGTACCCCGACACCGCGATCACCACGAACGCCGACGACTTCAGCCCCGTGCTGGCGGACGACGGAAACTAAGAAGAAACGACGCCGCGCGACTCAAGGGCCCGGGTGAACCGGGCCCTTTTTGTTCGCGCGGGTCGAGTGGGAAGGCCTCGGGCGCGTGTTTCCTGACGACCTCGCGCGCGTAGCTCAGCAGCAGCGGGCGCATGTCACCAACGTTTCCCTCCGCGTTGAATGTCGCGGTCAGCTCATCGAGCAGCGCCAGGACCTCCTCCCGCGTCGCGGGGTACTGTGCAAGGTTTCTCATCTAGCGAACGTCGACCGACGGGATGATGGTCGCCGGGTTAAAGGTGACTCGGTAGTGAAAAGCGCTCACCTTCGCTTGGTCGAGCTGCTCAGAAAAGAACGTAACGTTATCGGACAGGCCGAGGAAGTGCTTTTTGTAGTCTGATGGCCCGGTCTTACGGGTGACCGTGATTTCTTTCGGAACCGATGAGCCGCGGCCGATGGAACATAACCCTTCAATCTCCAGCAAATACTTGTCCGTGATGCCGTTGTAGAAAACAATCCGGCGATTGATGCCGAAGTTGTCCGCGGCTTGCGACAGATTTGTCGAAGCCACGTCGGCTTCATTGGAACAGCTCGCGAGATAGGCCGCTGCGGCGGCGACAGCTATAATCAAAATTAGCTTTTTCATGTGCATAGTCCTTTGTTTATGTTTCATTTATTTCTCACGCTGTCACGCGTCCCTCCTTGCCACCCAATGCATCAGGGCGACGATGGCCACCGCCGTGATCTGGAACCATGAGCGCTCGATGGCGGTGTCCCAGTTGGGTGTGTCCCGCACCAGTTGGCAGATGAAGTTGGCGGCGACCAGCGCGACGCCCGCCGAGATCGTTACGCGGGGGTTCATACGAACACCAACTCATACTCGCTGAGCGGTCCAGAGACCACACTCCCAGACACGGCCACGCCCATAGCATTGGAGAACGTCGTGGGGAGAAACTTCGTCGCGTCGGCGTACCTGCCGTTGTTTCCCCACCACTCAACGTGTCCCTTCCAGGTGATAGTGTCCGCCGCGGTGTTGAAGTACGCGGTCGCCGCGTCCGTCGTGCCCTGGAGAAAATCAACCGTGGCGGACTCCCCGAGACACGTGCTGCCGGCTCGCATCGGAGTCGTCCCGTCGGGGGGCTCGGGACGCACGTTCGACACGACGTGCGTGTGCGGCAGGCCGTCGACAAACACGTCGGTGATCCACAGGTCAGGAAAGTCGAATTTTTGTGGCCCCGCGTCCGTGGTCAGCACGGTGCGGGCGCGCGCGGGGCAGAACCTGACGACGCACTTGATGACGACGCGCTTGATCTTCATCGCCCGGGTTCCAGTTGTGGTCTCGTTGGTGGTCAAGTCATAACACAAGGAAACCCTAAATATGTCAACTCACGCGTGATTCCCGCTAATCGAAGGCACACATGGCCGGACCGCTCGCTAATTTGTACGGCTTCTTGTTCAAGGACAAGGCCCGGGACCAACAGGTCGCCCTTCCCAGCTTCGCCCCGCCGCCGACCGACGACGGCGCGGTCACGGTCCAGGCCGTCGGCGGCGCCTACGGTTCGTTCGTCGACATGGAGGGGTCGGTCCGCACGGAGGCGGAGCTCGTCACCCGATACAGGACCCTCGCCCTCCAGCCCGAGGTCGACGAGGCCATCAAGCAGATCGTCAACGACTGCGTGGTGGATGACGAGGAACAGGACGTCATCGCCCTTGACACGGACGAGATGGAGGACGTGCCCGAGAACGTCCGCAAGGTCATCGAGGACGAGTTCAAGGCCGTGCGCGACCTCCTCAGGTTCCACACGCACCCGTACGAGTTGTTCCGGACCTGGTACATCGACGGCCGGCTCTACTTTCACGTCATCATCGACAGGGACAGGCCCGCCGAGGGCATCAAGGAGCTCCGGTACGTCGACCCGCGCAAGATCAGGCGCATCCGCGAGGTGGCGCAGGCCGCGAGGGGCGCGGGGGACGTGCAGACATACCGGGTCGTCAACGAGTACTACGTCTATAACGACCGGGGCTTCGCGCCCAGGCCGGGGCAGCCCCAGAACGTCACCACCGTCACGGGCGTGAAGATCGCGAAGGACTCGATCGTCCACGCGACGTCGGGCCTGACGGACGAGACGGGCACCATGGTGCTCGGGTACCTGCACCCCGCCATCAAGCTCATGAACCAGCTGCGCGCCATCGAGGACGCGGTCATCATCTACAGGCTGGTGCGGGCGCCCGAGAGGCGCGTCTGGGAGATCGACGTCGGAAACCAACCCAAGGCCAAGGCCGAGCAGTACATCCGCGACGTCATGGCGCGCCACAAGAACCGGCTGGTGTACGACTCCAGCACGGGCGCGGTGCGCGACGACCGCCGCTACATGTCGCTCATGGACGACTTCTACCTCGCGCGGCGCCCCGACGGGTCGGGCAACAAGGTCAGCGTCCTCCAGTCGGGCGACCTCACCGATAGGATAGCGGACGTTGAGTACTTCCTCAAGAGGATGTACAAGTCGCTCGGGGTGCCCATCGGGCGGCTGCTGCCGGAGGACGTCTACACCATCGGCCGGTCCAGCGAGATCACGCGCGAGGAGCTGTCGTTCTCGAGGCAGGTCGTCAGGCTGCGGCGTAGGTTCGCGCAGGGACTGTTGGCCGAGGCCCTGGGTCGTCAGCTGATCCTCAAGGGGCGCGTGTCGCCCGACGACTGGCGACTTTTCGCGCCCAAGCTCAAGTTCGTGTGGGCGAGGGACAACTTCGCCGCCGAGCTCATGGAGCGCGAGATGATGCTGGGCAGGCTCGACCAGCTCGACCGCATGATGCCCTACGTCGGTCGCTACTTCTCGAACGAGCAGATCAGGAACGACGTGCTGAAGCAGGACGACGACCAGATCAAGGAGATCGACGAGCAGATCGAGGGCGAGGAGGGCGACCCGCAGTACCCGCCGCCGATGGGAGACCCGAACGCCGAGGCGCCGGACGCGATGCAGCCCGACACGCCTCCTGAGACCCCTGACGCGATGCCCAAGCCGCCGCCGGGACCCAAGGCGCCGAAGCCCGACAAGGGCCCCAAGAAGTCGAAATAAACTAAATAGTCGAAGGGAGCACCCATGTCCGACAAGATCAACGAGCTGAGCAAGAAGACGCTTGGTTCCTATGTCACGAAAGCGGTTGCTCGGAAGGTAGGCGGCGCAACTCTCACAGCAGGATACGATCGTAAGCTGAAGGACGGTCGCGACGAAAAGGGTCGCAAGATGTCCAAGTATCAACTCGGCGGCACTTCTCTTGCAAAAGATTTAGTCGCCAGGGACAGTGCCAAGCGAACCAAGGGAATCGACCGCGCCATGACCAAACTCACAAAGGAAGACGTCATCGACGAGCTGTCCAAGAAGACGCTCGGCAGCTACATCAAAGCCGCTAAGACCGACATCAAGACTTCAAAACGCTCCACGGGCATAAATCGCGCCGTCGACAAACTCACCAAAGAGGAAGAGGAACACATGGGCGACGAGAATCAGGTCCAGGAGAACGAACTCGAGCAGGCCGTCGACCAGCCCGAGGTCGGCGCCCACGTCGCGGACATCCTGGCGGCGGCCGCGGACGACCGTCCGGCCGACGCACAGCAGGCCTTCAACGACGTGCTCCGTGACCGCGTCGCGGACTTCATCGCGAACCGCCGCGAGGAGCTGAGCCGGACGATGTTCGGCGATCCCAAGGACCCCGACGACGACCAGGAGGAATTGCCGCTCGACGACGATGAGGGCGCCGAGGACGAGACCGCCGCGCCAGACGACGAAGTGATCGGCGACGAACCAGCTGCTGACGAGGACGACTCCGTCAAGGAACCCGAGTAATGACCAAGAAGACCATCTGGG